TTACTGATGCGGATGCGTGGTTTATGACCACTGATATTCCTAATGGCATGAAGCACTTCGAGCGGACAGCCATGAATACCAGTATGGACGGCGACTTCGACACAGGTAACGTGCGCTACAAAGCGCGTGAGCGTTATTCGTTCGGTGTCTCTGACCCACTGGGTATCTACGGTTCCCCCGGAGCCTAATTTAGGCACTGGTGATAGTTTGAGAGGGGTGGCTTCGGTTGCCCCTTTCTTTTTGTCTAAAGGTACTGTATTACTAACTCATCCCTGACAGTCGCAATGTGCGGCTGACATTCGCCACGACAGGAGATTATCATGGCTAACACAACTTTTTCAGGTCCAATTCGGGCAGGTAATATTAAGAATACTACAGGTACAACTATAGGCACCAACGTTGCTAACGTAGGCTACGTTGTAATGTGTCAAGACACATTGGACGATCTTTCGCAGGGCGCACTTACAGCGAAACAAACAAATATTGTCATCCCCGCTAACTCTAAGATCGTTAACTGTATCATTGATCTTGTAGCAGCGGCTAACACTACTACCAACATCAGCGTTGGCGAAGTAGGTGGCAATAATAATACAATCATCAATGCTGTAGCATCAGGTACTACTGTTGGTATAAAGGCTTTAGGTGCTGGCGGTGGTGGAACCTTATTGTGGGGCAACATTGGTACTTCAGACAAGCGTTTAACTGTAACGAGTTCTGCTGCTACTAACGCAGGTTCTGTTCGTATTACAGTAATGTATGCACAAGCGTTTAATACACCCGTCCTTCCATAAGGAGTAAGTAAATGGCTGGTCAAGAGGTCAGAGCCTTTAACGTAGCCGTGGCGGGATTTGCCGCAGGTCTCGTAGGCCCATCAAGAGGCAGGTTGCAAGGCGTTCTAATTAACGCTGCTGCCGCCTGTGCTTTTACCATACGCAGTGGCAGTGCTACGGGAGAGATTATACTTCAGTTAACCTTACCTACGGGTTGGAATGACGTATATATTCCTAATGACGGTATACTTGCTGATAACGGTTGTTTTGTCGCTGCCTTTTCAGGTACTGGCAATGTAATGACCCTGCTAATAGAGTAGCGCGTCATGGCTTCAAAGGGTGAGATGCCGAAGCGTAACAAAAAGAATTTCCGCTCCACTAAGTCTGGGGCGGGGATGACAGCTAAAGGTGTTGCTGCGTATAGACGTAAAAACCCCGGATCGAAGTTAAAAACCGCCGTTACGGGAACCGTTAAAAAAGGCAGCGCCGCTGCTAAGAGGCGTAAGTCTTACTGCGCCCGTTCTGCTGGACAGATGAAACAATTCCCCAAAGCAGCAAAAGACCCGAATAGCCGTTTAAGACAGGCTAGAAAACGCTGGAAGTGTTAGGATAAATTATGGCTGGACCCAAGCAATCTCGTAGACCGCCTAACCAAGGCGACGAAATAGATAAAGAAATGATACGTAGAGCGGCTGAAAAACAACGGAAAGCAGCAGAGGCGGCAGCAAAGCGGGATGGGTCCGGTGATCAAAGCCGAGAAAAAGATTTTCCTAGACCTAAACTACGCCCCCCTTATTTAAAAAATGCGCCAAAACCTGCGCCTAAGATACAGAAGGATACACCTACTGTGCCTGCCAAAGACCTAGAAGAAAATACCTATGCGTCAAACAAACGTAAAAGTAGCGTCAAAAAAGCTAGGGTTGGTGGTATTCTTAAAATGAACGCAGGTGGCAGAGCCGATGGTCGCGCTATAAGAGGTAAGACACGAGGGCGGTATGTCTAAAGCAAAACCTTCAAATGCAGCTTTATGGTCACGCGCTAAAACAGCGGCCAAAAAGAAGTTTGATGTTTACCCCTCCGCGTATGCAAACGCTTGGGCTTCTAAGTGGTATAAAGGCAAAGGCGGTAGTTGGTCGGGTGGCAACAATAAGGTAGCTAAAAGTGGCAAAAGCAAAACCAAAAAAACCTAGTGCCAAGGGTGGTCTTGGAAAATGGTTTGGCGAGAAGTGGGTTGACGTTAAGACGGGCGAAGCCTGCGGACGCAAAACCGCTAAAGGTAAGTCTAAGCGTCCCTACCCTGCCTGTCGCCCCAAAAAAGTGGCATCTAAGATAACTAAGTCTGAGGCCACAAAGAAAACTGGGCCTAAGCGTGTAAAATGGTCTACTACTGCTAGTGGTAAGAAGAGGACTAAATAATGGCTACAGTCGTACCTGATCTACCAGAGTTGTTTGAGGAAGCCTTTGAACGGGCTGGCCTGCAGATGCAGTCTGGGTATGACCTACGTACTATTCGTCGTAGTCTTAACATCTTAACCTTAGAGTGGCAGAACAGGGGTCTTAACCTATTTACTATTGACTCTGGCACTGTCGATCTGATCGCAGGGCAGGTAGATTATAGTATGCCCGTAGACACTATAGACATTATTGAGCATCAGCTACGTACTGGTACAGGTACAAATCAAATAGACACAGCCCTACAACGCGTTAGCGTGTCTACATACGCACAGCAGACTAACAAGAACACTGTAGGACGGCCCACGCAGATATTTGTGCAGCGGCTACCTACCGAAGTAAAATTTACATTGTGGCCTACACCGGACACTACACAGTCTTATCAACTACTGTACTTTCGCCTCAAGGGTATTGATGGGCTTGCATCAGGTGTAGGGGGAGAGACGAGCAACATACCTCCACGGTTTGTACCTGCACTCGTATCAGGGTTGGCGTTTCACATAGCTATGAAAAAACCTGAAGCCGCAGCTAGAGCAGTACCTCTTAGAGAAGAGTACGAGTATCAATTTAAGTTAGCAGCGTATGAAGACCAAGAACGTGCATCCTCTATGTTTGTACCGTTTCAAACCTTTCACGGTGGCATGAGATGAGTTACGCGTCTGGTAAACACGCATACGGTATATGTGACCGGACGGGGTTTAGATACCCACTAGAAGACCTCATATATGAGTTTCAAGACGGGCATCGTACAGGGTTTCGCGTTGGTAGAGATGTAGTTGATCCAGACCAACCACAGAACTTTTTAGGGCGTATTCGGGTTGTTGATCCACAATCGCTACTTAATCCAAGACCTGATGTTTCCCCCGGACGTGGCCTATTTGGTTGGAACCCCGTAGGGCATCCTCTCGTACATCTGACAGGTCAAGTTGGGGCGGTAGCTATAGTAGTACCCATATCAGAGAGTGATGCAGTTACGGGTGTAGTAGCGTCCGGTTCCGTAGGTACTGTTAGTGTACTTGCGGGAACTGCTCCGAGATTTGACAGTACGTCTGTTACGTTAGATTCAACAACAGATACTTTTGACGAGGGATAGAACATGACTTTGCAGGCAGTAGGGATAGGAAGTAGCGCAAACGATGGTAATGGAGATACCCTTCGTTCTGGCGCTACCAAGATAAATGCAAACTTTACTGAAATATATGCGGCTATTGGGAACGGCTCTACACTCACAGACATAATAGACAGTAACGGTCTTATTAACGTAAGTTCTGGGGCAAACAAGATTGTTTTCTACTACGCTAATTTAAGCGACTTACCTAGCGCGGGTACATATCATGGCGCAGTAGCGCATGTTCACGCGACAGGAGGGTTGTACTTCGCTCACGCTGCCGCGTGGGTTAGATTAAATGATGAAACAACTGGACCTGTGACTAAATATACTGCGGGTGTAAACGGATCGACTGCTTATACATTTACTGGCCCCGGAGCTACCTCTGGAAACAACCCCAACTTTACTTTCTACAAAGGCCACACGTACCTCTTAAATAACTCGGCTAATGTAGCGGGTCATCCTTTGAAGATACGAGTATCGCCGGGTGGGTCTAATTTTACAACAGGGGTTACTGAGAACTATAACTCTACTACAGGGTTAACACAGTTCATTGTACCGCATGAACCTTCTGACTCTTCTTTAGTCTATCAATGTACCAACCACAGCGGTATGGTCGGTAACATAACAATAGTATAATTTAACGGACGGCACGGCTAACACACCATAGGAGACTTGAACATGGCTATGAAGAAAAAAGGTGCCGCTAAAGGCGGTGTACGGAAGATGAAGGCTGCTGGTAAACTAGAAATGGTTAAAAACAAAGCTGGGAAAATGGTTCCTGCTTTTGCTGCTGACGGCAAAGGAAAAATGGCTAAAGGCGGTGCTGTAGCTAAGAAGATGGGCGGTGGTACTATGAAGAAAAAAGGTATGGCTAAAGGCGGCGCTGTAGCTAAGAAAGCGGTTGGCGGTGCTATGAAGAAAAAAGGTATGGCTAAAGGCGGCGCTGTAGCTAAGAAGAAGGCTGGCGGTGCTGTAGCCAAGAAGATGGGCGGCGGTAAGATGATGAAGAAGGGCTACGCTAAAGGCGGTGCTGTCACAAAGAAGATGGGTGGCGGTAAGATGACAAAAAAAGGTATGGCTAAAGGCGGCGCTGTCACCAAGAAGATGGGTGGCGGTAGGATGGCGACAAAAGGCTCCGCTAAAGGCGGTACATTTGCTCGTGGTAGCGGTGCAGCACGTCCTCAACGTTTTCGTAAGAACGGCTAATGCCTTATCTGCAAAGCAATATACCACACTTTAAGTGTTGGGTTCGTCGTGAGTATACGGTCAACCATGAGCGTTACCACGGCGAATTTCTTCATGCTATGGTTATCGCTGTCACTACAATGCCTAACAGATGCTTGAGTTTTCAAGTTATCTTTACGGGATGTGAGACAGACGATACAGATGATGAGAACGTACATGGCGGGGCTATGTGGGCTAGGATGCCCATAACTGCTCTGGTAGCCGATGAGTCATTTGAAGAGTGGCCCGAGGGTATGGCAGTTCACGAAGCCCAGCCTTGGGACTGCCCTTCTCATACACATGCGGTGTACACACTAGAAAGAGCATCACCTTGTCCGTGGATGGCTAAGATTGCGGGAGGGTTTTTTCCTGCAAAATACCTGTTTACAGTAGACTACACCGACACAGATGTAGCAGATGATCCAGCGCAACATAAACAAGCGCATGTATTACAGCTATTAGATGCAGGTGAGTGGACAGGCAATATAGTGGCGCTACCCAACAACAGAGTACGGGTAACGCATCCTGCGTGGTTTGAGACAGGTGAAGGCGCACCAGACTTTAAGCCGTCACAGCATATACATTATTCTAAATCTGACTTAGACTACACGTTAGATGTAACTCAGATATTTGATAATATATACAGCGAGGCCGAGTAATGAACTATACTGAGCTTACGCAAGCTATAAAAGACTATACAGAGAACGTAGAGACAACATTTGTTTCTTTGATCCCTACGTTTGTCCAGCAAGCAGAGCAACGTATATTCCGTACTGTTACTATACCCGAAGTTAGGTCTAACAGCACAGGCACCCTTTTTAAAGGGAATCAATATTTAGAACGCCCTGCTGATTTCTTAGCGGTATTCTCCTTAGCAATTATTGACCCTACTACAACGGCGTACACGTACTTGTTAGAAAAAGACGTTAACTTTATGCGAGAAGCGTACCCCGTAACGGCTACAGAAGGTGTACCTAAGTATTATGGTCAGTTTGATGGTGACGCTATAACAGCGGCTACAGATGGACATTTTATTATAGGTCCAACGCCTAACGCTACATACACCGTAGAGCTACATTACTACTTTGAACCTAAGTCTATTGTCACTACAGGAACTTCTTGGCTTGGTGAGAATGCTGACACTGTACTTCTTTATGGTTCTTTGGTAGAGGCGTACACGTTTATGAAGGGCGATCCTGACGTTATGCAGTCATACAGAGAGCGGTATGAATCTGCGCTACAACAGTTGTCCGTTATTGATGCCGCCAGCAAAGGCGATAGTTATAGGGATGGGAATTTTAGATGAATATGCCGTTTGAAATGTCTGTTGGTAGCGTCGGAGTCCGAACTACTAATAACCGAGGGTTTACTCCAGAAGAAGTTGCAGAACTATGCGTTGATAGGTTAATGATTGTATCGAATGATGCGCCGCCAGCGATTAAAGATCAAGCCTTGGCTCACAAGGAACGTATGAAGGCTGTAATCGCAGTCTACATGAAACAGGCTATCCAAAGTGATAGAACTACTGTATATAATGCAATTAGTGATGCTGGTCATAAAAAACTAGCCGAATATATAAGGAAAATGTAAATGGCATTCTCAGGAAACTTTATGTGTACCTCTTTCAAAGTTGAAGTTTTGAAGGGTGTCCACAATTTTACGGGTGCATCTAACATCTTTAAGTTGGCAATGTACACAAACAGCGCAAGTTTCAATGCGGCTACTACTGCGTACACTTCTGGCAATGAGGTTAGTGGCACAAACTACACTGCTAAAGGAAATGCTGTAACTACAGTTACTCCTGTTGCATCTGGAACAACAGCCCTTGTAGACATGAACAATGTTGTGTTTAGCAACGTGACTATTTCTGCCGTTAGAGGCGCATTGATCTTTAACGAAGCAGCTTCGGGTGATCCAACGGTTTGTGTTCTTGATTTTGGTGGAGATAAAGCTGCTAGCGCAGGTGACTTTACCGTAGTTATGCCCACCGCAGACGCAAGTAATGCAATTATCCGTATCGCATAATTGAGGGTATAACCCATGCCACTACCTTTTTCTGGCTGGGGCCGTGGCGGTTGGAGTTCTGGCTCTTGGAATAGTCTACAAGTAGGAGTATCTGTTACAGGCGTAGCGGGTACTGGGGCTGTTGGTAGCGTAAGCACTACCAGCGGGGTTACTCAACCCGTTACGGGTATAGCAGGCACGGGTTCAGTAGGCTCTGTAACGGTTATTGGCGCTGCTAAACTAACGGCTACAGGTTTATCTGGCACAGGGTCAGTAGGGTCAGTGACCACTACGGGCGTAGCTAACATAGCAGTTACAGGGGTTAGCGGCACATCTGCGCTTAACACTGTTGTAACTGAGTCTGATGGCAATCTTGCGGTACTTGGTCTTAATTCCATTGGATCAGTCGGTGCAACCTCTGTATCATCAAACTCAGTAATTCCTGTAACGGGTGTTTCTGGAACAGGTTCAGTAGGCGCTTCCGTAACGAGAATAGGTATTAATGCCAACATCACAAGTGGTGTAGCAGGTACTGGAAGCGTTGGCTCTGTAGGCGTAAACCAAGAGTTTTCCGTAACAGGGGTAGCGGGTACGGGCGCAGTAGGCACCGTTAGCGTAAATCAAGCATTTGCTGTAACAGGTTTATCTGGCACAGGCGCAGTAGGCACCGTTAGCGTAAATCAAGCATTTGCTGTAACAGGTTTATCTGGCACAGGGGCGGTAGGCGCTATAACCGTAACGGGTCTAGCAAATCAAGCCGTAACAGGCGTAGCAGGTACAGGGGCGGTAGGCGCTACAACTATTGATTTCTCCTACTCAGTCACAGGTGTGTCTGGCACTGGCGGTGTTGGCGCTGTTACTATTGAAGGTAAAGCTAACCATACTGTTACTGGAGTAGCGGGAACAGGGTCTTCGGGCGCTTCGACTATTGATTTTGGGTACTATGCCACAGGAGTAGCAGGCACAGGCGCTGTAGGCACTGTAAGTGTAAACCAAGCCTTTGCCGTTACGGGTGTATCTGCTACAGGAGCAATAGGTAATACGTTTGTGTGGGAGAAGATTAGCCCTACAAATAACGCAAATTGGATACCCGTAGTCGCGTAATCTAAAAAACATTGCGTCTTAACGATAGGCGCGGTATAAACTAAACAACTTATCTGCTTAGGAAACTCACATGGCTAGTACATATGGAAACGATCTTCGGCTAGAAGAGATTGGCGATGGCGAGCAATCTGGTACATGGGGCGCTACAACTAATACAAACCTAGAATTGATTGCTGAAGCCCTTAGTTTTGGCACTGAAGCTATTACTACCAACGCCAATACGCACACCACTACGATTGCAGATGGAGCCACCGATCCCGGACGCTCTCTGTATTTAAAGTATACAGGAACGCTAGACAGTGCTTGCACTATTACAATCGCACCCAATTCTATCAGCAAGACATGGTACATTGAAAACGGCACAAGCGGCTCTCAAAGCATTATTATCTCGCAAGGCTCTGGGGCCAACGTAACAATTAAAACGGGTCAAACCAAGATCGTGTACTCAGACGGCGCGGGTTCTGGCGCAGCTATGGGTGAGGTTGGTACTTTGGCTGTTGCTAACTTAGCTGTAGATACTAACGCAACCGTGTCAGGTAACGCAACCGTGGTAGGCAACATAGTAGTCTCAGGCACCGTTGACGGCGTAGACTTGCAGACGTTAAACAACGCCGTTACAGCTAACACTGCTAAGACCGGAATAACAAGTGGTCAAGCAAGTGCGATTACAGCCAACACTGCTAAAACTGGAATAACAAGTAGTCAAGCAAGTGCGATTACAGCTAACACGTCTAAGACTACTAATGCGACGCACTCAGGAGAGGTCACTGGCTCTGGCGCATTGACCATTGCTAGTAATGTTGTGGATGAGGCTAATCTCAAGGTCAGCAACGGCCCAACTAACGGATATGTCTTGTCGGCGCAATCAGGTAATACTGGTGGATTGACTTGGGCTGCGGCTGGCGGTGGCAGTTTAGTATTCATAGCATCAAGTGGCGCTATAAGTAATGGGACTAGCACTGTAGCATTTTCAAACCAATTTGACTCTTCAAAGTATCACCACTACAAATTTATGTTAAAAAATGTAAGACCAAATAGCAATTATAAAAAACTACAGCTACAGACAAGTTCAAATGGCGGCAGTAGTTTCCTCACTGGCACTGCTGATTATCAAGGAAATGGGAATGTCCAATCTGCTGGCTTTTTCGTAGTCTTTAACTATGTAGGGCAAACCCACGGAGCGTCAGGGGAGTATACTTTATTCCAACCTCTTGATAGTGGGAACAGAACAGTGGGGACTGGAATTGGTGTGGCATCTCAAGTAAGCGACAATTGGTACAGCTGGAGCTCGTCCATAAATGGCAACTACTGGGCTAGAGAGGCGAATACAGCGGATAATGCTGTCAGATTTCTCTGGGAAAGTGGAGCCTTTAGTGGTGGAGAGATTCAATTATACGGAATAGCCAAATCATAGGGGAAACAAATGCCAAGATACCACAACATAAACGGCGAAATGGTGCAGTTCTCTGCTGACGAAGAAACTGCCCGTGATGCGGAAGAACAAGCGTGGGCTGACGAAGCCAATGACAGGGCCGCTGCTGAAGTGCGTGAAGAACGTGATGCACTACTAGCTGCATGTGACTGGATGGCTAACAGTGATGTTACCATGTCGGATGCATGGCGCACGTATCGTGCTGCACTACGTGACGTCCCTGCTCAATCTGGGTTTCCAAACTCTATTAATTGGCCTGTTGAGCCTAGCTAATGTCAGATATAAATGAGCGCGTCTCGGCGCTGGAACGGGATATGATTGCTGTGCAAACAGAAGTTAGAATACAATTTAAAGAGGTTTTTACTAGAATAAAACGCCTTGAAGCCGTTCTAATAGGTACATCAGGTGCCACTATCTTAATGCTACTAGCGATCTTAAACCGTATGGAGTAAGTTATGTGGTACACGTTTTCGCGTTGGTTCTTTATATAGGGGTAGGCTCTAGCCGCACTCTAGCCAGCGAAGACATATATTTCTATAGATTAGACCACTGCAATTACTACGCCCGAGAGATTGTAAGGCGTTACGGATACCCCGATATACAGGATTACGGAACAGCGTACTGCGTTCCAAAAGTGGTCGATCCTGCAGAGGTAACAATATATGATTGATCCAGTTACAGCTTTTGCAGCCGCTAATGCAGCCTTTAAGGGTGTAAAAATGCTAGTCGGCGCTGGTCGTGAGATACAAGATGTTAGCAAGCAACTTGGGTCTTGGTATTCAGCAGTTGCAGATATTACCCGTGCGGAGTCACAACGCAAAAACCCTACGTGGTTAGACAAAAAAACACACGGTACTGACAACATAGAACAAGAAGCTATGGATATTGTTATCCGTAAGAAGACTTTAATG